TCTGGTAGGAATGGTAAAAAACGTAGCAGAAGGTATGGAGCGGGCGTTGATGCTTTGTGGCGAAATTTTAAACGTGTCGCAGAGGCCAATTGTTACTCCGTCACTGGAGTTTGCACAGAAATCTCTGTCTCCAGAAATGTTGAACGCTCTGATTCAAGCTTGGATGTCTAGCGGATTATCTAAAGAAACTCTGCTAAGAAATTTTAAAGAAGCTGGCATATTAAATGAAGACGAAGATATACAGTTAGAAATGGCACGTATAGAAAGCGAAGGGCCAGCGAGCGACGACGGCATAGACGAAAGCGAAAACGAAAGCCGTGAAGAAGAAGATGAATCTGCTGATGATGAACAGCAAGAGGATGACAATCAGGAAGATAACGACTAATGGAAACTCTTGCTGACAAATATGTTCGGCGTGGCATAACTCTTTTGCGAGCATCTGAGGGCGAAGCCAACGATGCCGCAAGATTATTGGACAAAGTTAATTCTAAGATCGCTCTGAAGATTCGTGAAAAAGATTTTCAGTCAATGGGCAAGCACGGTCTTAAATTAATGCTTGCCGAAATAGATCAAGAGTTAGAAAAATACTATACAGTTGAACTTCCCGAAGAACTTAGACTTGGCACTATTGCAGCGATTAAAAGCGAAATAGACTGGCTAGTTAAAACTTTAATGGGCGAGCAAGCTAAGGAATTAGTCAGGCCAAAAAACGAGCTAATAGTCAAAAGAGCAGCGAGCAAAACGTATCAAGGTAAGAAAATTTCTACTTGGGTCACTCGTGAATTTAATCACAATTCTAAACAGGTAAATTCTATTTTGACTCGCGGCTTTGTAAACACCACTCCGAAGCCGGAGATAGAGGCCGAAATTGCCAGATTAACTGGACGTTCAAGAAGAGATGTGAGAACAATAGTGCGATCAAGCTTCATGCACAACGCCACGGAAGCAAAAGAAACCGTTTTTAATTTGAATAAAAATATTGTTGAAGGGGCGGTTTGGATCTCCGTGTTGGACAACAGAACAACGCCTATGCTTTGCGGAGTTAGAGATGGTTTATTATATGACAATGAAAGAAATCCAGTCGGACATAGTTTGCCTTGGGACTCTGGTCCAGGACGCTTGCACTGGAACTGTCGTTCAATTTCTGTGCCTAAACTTTTTGACGTTCCTTTGTCTGGCACTAGAGCTTCTGTAGATGCTGGAGAAGACTATGTTTCAGGGGATAATACCACTAGAACAGGTCGTGTAAGAAAACTAAGTAAAGGCGCTAGAGAAAAAGGCATTTACAAAGTTGAAGAAAAAACAATGCGTACAAAATACGAAGGATGGTTGAAGGCTCAGTCAAAAACTAATATTGATTTTGTATCAGACATTCTTGGTAAAAAGAATGCGAGGCTATTTCGTGATGGCGAAGTCTCGTTGACCCAACTTGGACTGCAAAGTCCAGTAGCTAGACCATTAAATAGAAACTCACTTTAAAACTCAGGCAGGTATATTATGTTTATAAATAATCGTTCAAATAAAATCCAAAGATTGATCTCAATGGGGATGCTTCACCAGATGGCCGACGAAGAGCAAGGCGGTGGAGGTGGCGGAGGGCCAGAAAAAATCTCAATGACCAAAGAAGAGCTTGATGCAAAAATCGCAGAAGCGACTAAGCCATACGAAGGTATTAAAACGAAGAATCAAGAACTGCTTAACACGATTAAGGCTAATAAAGAAGCACTTTCTAAGATAGATGGCTTAGACGTGGACAGTCTTTTGAGTCTTAAAGACAAGATTGAAAACGACGAGATTTTGTCGCTGCTTGCTTCTGGAAAATCTAGTGAAGCTTTAGAAAAGCACACCGAAAGATTGCAGTTAAATCACAATGCAGAATTAAAATCCGTATCAGAAAAATTAACTGCTGCGGAGCTAGCCTCGGCCACCGACAGACAACAACTCCACGGCTTGTTGATTGACGGTGAAGCTATGAAAGCTTTTGTAAGTGCCAAGGGTCGCGAAACAGCTGTCCCAGACGTTATTTTGCGAGCAAAGCAGATTTTCAAAGTAGAGCGCGATGAAAAGACTGGCGAAAATATTGTTGCGGCGCGTGACGCAAAAGGAGATTTAATCCAAGGCGAAAAAGGAAATTTAACTTTTCAAGAATGGGCCGAAGGATTAAAAGAAACTGCCCCGCATTTATTTCCTGATTCAGAGTATGGATTTGGAAAAGGCGGCGGACCCAACTCTGATGGAAAAGGAGGCGATGCAGAAATGTTAGCGGCTGCCGCAAAAGGTCCACAGTTTTTGCGAGAATACAAAGAAAAAGTTAGAGCTGCGAAAGCATCTAAAAGGTCTTAATTAAACGCTCGTTCAATCTTATCTATTCTGGCTTGAACGAGCGCTAACCCCTTTACTTCTAGCGTATTTCATGATACCTTGCACATTAATTATTGAAGCAAAAAATTTATTTTTTGTTGGTGAAAAGCAAGGCTTTGATCCGAGATAAAATCTAAAAAAGAGCTAGGCCGATTTTTAGAAATTATCTTAAATAACATCTCACTCATTGAGAGCTATGCGAAGCTAGGCCGATCATAGTAAAAACTATTCAGCTTGTTTATTAAGGCTGGGTTCCGAGTTTTTACTAATGATACTGGAATCCACCTATCATTTATTTAGAGGATTTCAGTCATGGCAAATGCATGGGAACAAGTCGGTTGGATCGCAGCCGAAGCTCTTAACCATCTTGAAGACGCACTAGTTATCACACAGCTAGCCGCTAAAGATAAATCTGCAGATTTTAATGTTAAACCGAACGGTTATGCAATCGGCTCTAGCGTAGACATCCGCACTAATCCAGTTTACAAGACGGAAGAATTTACGACTGCAATCGCAGTTCAAGATATCCGTTCTGCCAAGCGAACAATGTCAATCGAAAAACACTTTGATATCTCTGTTGAAATGACAGCGAAAGAAAAGCGTTTGGATTTTGACGATTTTTCAGAGCAAGTTATTAAGCCCGCTGCCTATGCAATTGCAGAAAGTGCGGACGCCTATGTTGGCTTGCAAATCCTAAAAGCTGCTGGTTTATACGTGTCCGCAGAGACTTTTGCTGATGCCGCAGACATGGCACTTGCCAAGAAAGCAGCAACTTTCCAACAACTTGCAACTACCGGTCGTTTCGCTTTAATCAATGACGTTTTAGAAGCTCGCTTGCTCGGTAAATCTTACTTCAATACTTACAACAATCGCGGCGAAAGTGGCGAGCGTGTATTCAACGAAGCCGCACTTGGTCGCGCAATGGGCATGGAATTTTTTAGTTCACTAAATGTTCCAGCACAATCTTACACTCCAGGAAATGGCGTCGGTGTCACTAATAACACTGGCTCGACAAATCTTGTCGGCCAGTCTGTTTTGACCACCGATTCAACAACTGGACAGTTTGAAGTTGGTGCGCGAATCCAGATCGCTGGCGTTCGTCGTCCGTTAATTGTTGCGACTCAAACCGCTGCTACTGCGACTTCAATTCCTCTAGTTGATCCGATCATGGAAATCATCCCAGACGGTGCTGCAATTACTACTATTTCTAGTGGTGCTGCTTACACTGTTAATGGAGCGATTTTTGATGATTCGTCTCTGGCTTTTGCTTCGCCAATGCTTGATCCGGCGTCTGATAAGCCAACGTCCGTTGCAACTTCAAACGGATATTCTATACGTGTCGTTCAAGGTTATGACATGGCAAGCAAGAAAGAGACGATCTCTCTTGATATGTTGGCCGGAGCAACGGCTTTCGATCCTCGCAGAATTACTATGCTTGGAGATGTAAACTAGGTTAAACTCTCCTAGAGATTCTCCTGTCCTTATTTACTCTAGGGGCAGGAGCTTTTTAAACCGATAGATTAAAAATGATAAGGCGGAAATTATGAATACTGTTTACAACAAAGAGACTGGAAAAGCAGTGTCTGCGACTAAAGATCAGATCGCAACTTTAGTCAAGTCTGGCGCTTACTCTGAAACTCCAATTGAAGTTCAAGAGAAAGAAGACGCTGGCAAAGATACTGGCAAAGACGCTGGTAAAGATACTGGTAAGAAAGACAAGTAAATCGTTTAGTTCTGGTACAGTCGGTTAGAGAGGAAAAATTGAAATGTCTATAGCTGGCTTACCAGAATCATTCGCAACCGTCGCCTATGCCGATGGTATTAATTTATCTGCTCCGTGGCTGACAGCAACCACGGCGCAAAAAGAAAATTCGCTCCAATGGGCTAGAGTTTATATCGAAAAAACTTACAGAGTTTTGTTTGATAAAAGTTACCCGAGTGACGCTGTAAAACCAGCTAACTCAATGTTGGCAAATAAAGATTTAACGACTCCGCTTTTTAATGCCGAGTCTGCAGGAAAGCCTCAAAAAGGTCTTAAGAAGACAAGAGTAAAAGCTGGCCCTGCCGAGGCAGAAAAGGAATATGATACCAATCGTTCAAGTTTGTGGGTCGATCCTTTTCCAGAGATTACAGCTTTATTAAATTTAGATGGTCTGTGTCCAATTGCAAAAGGCGGAATTCAATCAGTTCCGTTACTTAGAAGATAATGGGTTTATTAGCCGACATTCAAGAGGGTCTTGACGAAGCGTTCAATAACGATTTGTCCGACGTTGTTATTCCTTTTGATTTTGTTGTATCAACTTCCGCTGGAACATACGATCCATCTACAGATTCATACACTGGTGCAACCGAAGTCACGGCAGCGTCAAGAGGCATTTTTAATGTCGTCGAAAACAAATTAGTAGACGGCATTAACATAATGCAAAAAGACGAGATGGTAATCGTAAATGGACTAAATTTACCGGCCTCCCCGTTCGTTGAGCCATTGATAGATATGGAAATTGTCTTAACAAATAACAAGCGTTACAAAATTGTTGATCCAGGAAAAATTACTGGTGGAAATTCAAACGTAATTATTTACAATATGCAGGTGCGATCAAGTGGCGACGGAATTAAGTCCTGATACAATAGTTAAGATAACTGGTCAGGTAGAACAATTAGTTATTGACCGAATGGATAAAATTGCCATTACAGCGCACAATTTAATTTCTATTAGAACACCAGACGATACCGGACAAGCGCAAGCGGGTTGGAATTTTACTTTAAACAGAATGGACACGAAAATCCCTGCGAAACCAGCTAAAAATGGACAGAAGCTTCCTGTTCAAGAATCGCAACCAGACCAGCAAGCTAAAAAAATTACAGACAGTTATTTTTTAGTAAACGCAGTAGACCATATAATTTATTTGAACGAGGGATGGTCTACAAAAGCTCCAGAAAAATTTGTAGAGATTGAATTGGCAAAAGCAGTTGATTTAGTTGGCGGTGCTGAAAATTGAGTTTTGATCTTTTAAGAAAAGCGATCTCAGAGCAAATGGTCTCGGCTTGGACAGCGACTCCATTAAATCGCATTATGCACGGAGATAATCGCACAGCTTTAGACGCGAATACAGCTCCTTGGGTTAGATTAAATTATGTCGTCTATTCAAATAACAACGCTGAAATTGGAACCGGATTTCAAAGAGTTCGCGGTGTAATAGTCGTTCAAATATTCACGACTTCAAACACCGGAGAAAAACAGGCTTCTGAAATTGCCGATGATGTAATATCAGTTTTTCAGAATAAAAATTTTGGAGGCGTGACTACTTACGCGACCAAGATAACTAAGCTAGGCAAACGTGGTGACGAGTATCAACTCAACGCCGAAGTAGATTTTAAATACGATATATTTTCCTAATACTGGAGAGCAAAATGACCATAGGAACAAGTAACCGAACGCAACTTTCCTTTATTAAGGAAGTGACTCCAGGAACTACTCCTGGAACTCCTGCACTTCAAATTCTTCGCTATCTTAGTGAAAGTTTGCAAGTAAATAATTCAACAACTCAATCGCAAGAAATTACTGCGAATCGTGACGTTCCAGATTTGATCGTAACCGATCAGTCAAATTCTGGAGACACAAATCACGAATTGAGTGGAGCTAGTTTTGATGTATTAATGGAAGGCGCATTAATGTCAGACGCGACTTGGTCTGCAGACTCTTTGTCTGCCTCCACCGTTGCAGCGACAGCAGTCGGATTCACAGATTCGGGCAACGGTTTTGTATCGTCCGGTTTTAATGTCGGCCAATTTGTTAAAGTCGCAGGATTTACAGATACTACGATAAACGGTTTTTACCGCATTGAAAATTTAGTAGCAGGGGAAATTACGACTTATCCTGTTCCACCAGCGACAGAGGTGGCAGGTGCATCAGTAACGGTTACTGGCTCAACTATTTCTAACGGGGTCACGGATCACTCTTACACTGTTCAAAAAGCGTTTTTGGATTTAGAAACTCCTTCATACCAGAACTTCCGTGGTTGCAGGGTTTCTACAATGTCTATGAATCTGTCGGTTGGCTCTATTTTAACGATCGGTTTCGGTTTCATGGGCATGAGTTCTGAGTCTGTCGCCTCTAATATTTCTGGCGCAACTTACACGGCAAAAACAACCACCGACGTAATGAACGCCGTGACTAATATTTCTAACATTGTTGCAACAAACGAAAGTTCTGTAACGACCGCCATAAAATTCACCGATCTGTCTTTGTCTTACGATAACAGTTTGCGTGATTTGAAAGCGATCGGAATTCTTGGCTCAATAGATATTAGAGCTGGCACTATTCAGGCCACTGGTAATATTAATCCGTATTTCGAGAATATCCAATTGCTTGAGGCTTACCTTGCGAGTGCAGAATTTACGCTGTCTTGGCAAGCGACTTCTACAGACGGATATACCTACATTTTCAGTCTCCCAGCCGTGAAATTTACATCGCAGGGCTTGGCTGCTGGTAGCAGAGATGCAGACATGATAATCAATGGGCAAGTTCAAGGAATTTTGGACTCGGCATCATCCTCAACGATGCGGATTGATCGCTTTATCCCATAGCGTTTTGGGAGTGGAGGCTAAAGTTTTAAAGTGGTATTCGCCTGACCCATTTTAGAATTCTCCACTCCCAATCTTAAATTCAGGCAAACAATACAGGCGGAAATAAAAGATGGACATTAAAGATATTTATTTAGATGTTGAAGCGGCAGAAAAAGGACGTTGGTTTCCTTATGGCGATGACGCACAAGTGCGAATCGCTAAGTGGATGAATAAAGAGCACTCAAAATTTTTGCGCGACATTGCAAAAGAGCATGGTCTAAAATTCGCAAATAACGCGATCAACGAAGAACAGGCTGCAGAGTTAAACGCTGGACAATATCCACACATAATCACGGGAATTAAAGGCTTTACTGACGGAGACAAACAAGTTAAATGGTCTGCTAAGTTGATAAAGTCTTTAGCACTTGATCCGCGCTGGGATGCGTTTTTTAAATCGGCCATTCAATTATCTAAAGAAGAGGCTAACTATCGCGAATCAAACATCAAAGACTTGGAAAAGTCTTAACCGACCATATTATTTGGAGCTGTAGATGGTCGGGCCAAGAGAAAAAGTTAAAAGAGCTTGAAAAGGCGTTAGGGAAAACGCCACAAGCTCTAAAAGAAAAGCCTGAATATACTCCAATTATAGGGCTTTTTCTAGAGTCGTTCGCAATATTGAACGCTACAAGACATCCAAAAGAGAGATTTAAGTTAGCAGATATTGAACGATGCGCCAAAATAGTTGGTGAAGAAAACGACCTGCTAACTTTTACAAGATTAATGATTTCTCTTGACGATGCTTTTACAAACGAAGTCATTTCAAGAAATAATGCTAAAGACACAGAGTTTTAAAAATGGATATTAAAAATAGCGTTAGTGTTGAAATCTCAGGAGGTAATTCTCAGCAGAATGTAGACAAGCTTAAAAAAGGCTTGGGCGAAATCTCTGCCAGCGCCGAAAAAACTAAAACGTCTACCGGAGCGGCCAGAGATGAATTTGGCCGTTTTTTAAAGAAAGGTAAAGAAAGCACCGAAGGGGTTTCCAAGGGTTTTAAAGAGCTTGGAGATTCTTCTTCAAATTTTAATAAAAATCTGAATACCGACCTTGCAAGTTCTGTTAAGCGAATGGTTGGCTTTACTGCTGTTTTCGCTGCTGCAAGTGTTGCTATTAAATCTACGATTTCTACAACTAAAGATTTTGAACAATCGGTTAGCCAATTGTCCGCTATCACTGGAGCAGTTGGAGAAGACCTAGAATTTTACGCAGCAACATCACGGGAAATAGGAAAATCAACTACACTGTCCGCTTCTCAAGCGGTCACGGCATTTAAATTAATTGCTTCCGCGAAACCAGATTTACTTTCTTCAAGAGACGCACTTGCTGCCGTTACAAAAGAGGCAGTAACTCTAGCAGAGGCGGCGTCAATTGACTTGCCACAAGCTGCATCTGCTTTAGGAAATTCTTTAAACCAATTTGGAGCCGGAGCGGAAGAAGCGTCTAGATTTATAAACGTCTTAGCCGCTGGCTCTAAATTCGGTTCATCTTCAATCGCTGACACTGCAGAGGCTCTAAAAGCTGCCGGTGCTGCCGCAAATGCCGCTGGACTTTCTTTTGAATCAACAAACGCTGGAATTCAAGCTCTTGCAGCCGGTGGCATAAATGCCGCGCAAGCAGGAACTGGATTAAGAAACGTACTATTAATTCTTGAAGAAGAAGCAGATAAAAATCTTCGTCCTTCCGTTGTTGGACTTTCAACTGCAATTCAAAATCTTAGCGACAAAAATTTAACACTTACAGAAACTACAGAAATTTTTGGAAGGGAAAGTGCAATTGCTGCTCTGACACTTATCGAGCAATCTGACACACTTGGCACTCTAACTAAAAATCTTACTGACACTTCGGTCGCAACAGAACAAGCGGTCGCGAACTTTGACAACTTGGCTGGAGATAGTTTAAGAGCTTCAAGTGCGATGGAAGAATTGCAACTGGCACTTGGTACTAAGATGACTCCCGCTTTAAGAGCCTCTACACAGAGTTTTGCCGAACTTGCAAACAACATAGCCGAATTCGTACAGACCGACGAGTTTGAAGATTATCTAGAAACTTTGTCTATTTCTTTGCAAGGTTTAGCACTTTTTCTTACCACTAAAATGGTCCTTTCACTTGGGCGTACTACTGCTGCTTTTATAGCTACAACTGCCGCACAAACTAGCACACTCACAGCCACCACGGCGCTCACTGTAGGGTTTAGGGCACTAAGCAGTGCTACTGGCATAGGCTTGATAATAACTGCTGTGGTGCTGCTTACAAAGGGATTTTATGATCTTAAAAAGGCGCAAGAGGAAGCAGTTTCCGGAGCCGTGGATTATATTTCTGGCACAGGCGGTGTAAAACAAATTGAACTTGCAATGGCCGGAGTTACGAAAGAAATCGGCGAAATGCAAGTTGAAATGGAGGCAGCAAGAAGAAAGTTTGGCTCAGGATTTATGGGAAGCGATTTTAATCGTTTGCAAGATGAGCAAAACGAAAAATTAGAATTTTTAAATCACCTTGCAGCAGAGTACGAAAGACTAACCACAGACGCGACAGCCGCGAGCGTAAAAGCCACGGCACAAAGAAAGTCTGCCTCCGCAAGCGTTGGAGTTTTAAGTCTAGGAACTATTGAATTAAGAGACAACTCTGTAGAGCTGCTAGATACGACAAATCTGCTTAATACCGCTGTGGAAACGAAAGAATTTAGAATGAAAGGTGCAAAATTCGGCACCGAAGGTTATACGCAATCCACAAAAGATTTATTAGTCGAGCTTGAACAAGAAATAATTGATCTTGGACGAACAGAAGAAGAATTATTTGCGCTTGCCATTACTAGAAAAATGGAAGAGGGCGCAACTCGTGGTGAAATTTTAGCAGTTGAAGAATTGGCCGTCGCACTTTACAATGAGCGCGAAGAAATAAAAACTACCGAACAGGCAAAACGTGAGGCAGTAAAAGCTCACGAAACAGCCGAAGAAGATAAAACAAAAGCAACAGAAAAATTTGCCGCCGATACTGCAAGGGCAAATCAATTAGCGGCAGAGCAATCGGCAGAAGAATGGCGCGACACACGAGATTTCATGGCAGATTTCTTCCTCGATATGGAAGACGATAGTGGCAACGCATTAGAAAATATTGCAAAAACTTTTGAAGCTACCGCAAAGAAAATTGTAGCTCAGTGGCTTGCCTCCGGAGGTATGAAGATTTTTGGAATGAGCGGTGGTGGTCCAAACGCGTCAGGTGGCTTTTCTTTGTTTGGTGGTGGAAATGGAGGCGGTGGATTTAATGCAATAAACGCCGTTGGGACTGTAAATAGCGGTCTAAATGTCGCTGGCTTCGG